GCGCCAGATGCTATCACATACTGCCACTCTGGTCAGTTGGATATGCAACGCAACTATGTGCTGTCACACCTCCACAAGGCAATTAAGGCACTCAATCAACTTCGCATGATTGAGGACTCTCTGGTCATTTATCGTCTGAGCAGAGCACCCGAACGTCGCATCTTCTACATTGATGTGGGTAACCTGCCTAAGCAGAAGGCAGAACAATACCTCCGTGAGGTGATGTCTCGCTATCGTAATAAGTTGGTGTATAACGCTGACACTGGCGAGATTCGTGACGATAAGAAATTTATGTCTATGTTGGAAGACTTCTGGCTTCCGAGACGCGAGGGTGGGCGCGGCACAGAAATTTCTACCCTTCCTGGCGGGCAAAACCTTGGAGAACTGGAAGATGTCAAATACTTCCAGAAGAAACTGTATCGTGCTCTGAATGTCCCAGAGTCACGATTGGAATCTGAGAGCAGTTTCAATGTCGGTCGTAGTGCCGAAATCACCAGAGACGAAGTTAAGTTCCAGAAGTTCGTCACCAGACTTCGCAAGAAGTTTAGTGATCTCTTTAATGATCTTCTGAGAACTCAACTGGTCCTCAAAGGTGTCATCACTCTTGACGAGTGGGATGAAATGAAGGAGCACATTCAGTATTCCTTCATTGCTGACAACTACTTCTCCGAAATGAAGGAGAAGGAAGTCATGAACGAGAGACTTGCACTTCTCGCTCAAATGGATCCGTTTGCTGGCAAGTATTTCTCTCTGGAATATCTGCGCCGCAACATTCTGCGTCAGTCTGATGCTGAATATACTGAGATCGATGAGCAGATGAATGCAGAAATCGAAGCAGGTCTAATTGTATCTCCTGCCGAAATGGCACAAATGGAGAAGGCGCAGATGGAAATGTCCCTCATGCCGCCTGAACCACAAGTGCCTGAGGAAGAGGAAGGTATGGATCCTAAGGATTACGAAAAAGGAAATATCTAAATAGTATTAGTATTTAATAACATTATGCCGTCCCAAGCTTCGATTGATATTGTCAATGCACTGTTCGCTGGTAAAAAAGATCTCAGCGATTATGTCGATGACCAAATGAAAACTCTCGCCATGGACAAGATTGGTGATATGAAAAAAGAACTAGGCGCAACTATGTTTGCACCTACCCCCGATGAGCCTGAGGCAGAAGAACCTGAGGCATCTTTCGACCAAGAAACACAAGAGGAACCTTCTGATGAAACTGATAACGGAGAAGATTGAAGACACTAGGGTAGTTATTACCGAAGGCAAGAACGGTAAGAAGCAAACCTATATCGAAGGTGTTTTCCTCCAAGCAGACATTACCAATCGCAATGGTCGCATGTATCCCATGCGTACCATGGAGCGTGAGGTTCAGAAGTATAACGAAAATTTCGTTAAAACTGGACGTGCTCTTGGTGAACTTGGTCACCCTGATGGTCCGACAATCAATTTAGATCGTGCATCTCACCTGATCACTTCTCTACAAAGAGAAGGATCTAACTTTGTCGGCAAAGCAAGACTTCTGGAAACGCCCATGGGTCGCATCGCCAAAGAACTCCTCGATGAAGGTGTGAAACTTGGCGTTTCTTCACGCGGACTTGGTTCTATTAAGGAAGAGAACGGTATCAAGGTAGTTGGCGAAGACTTTATGCTCGCCACCGCTGCTGACATTGTAGCAGATCCTTCGGCACCTGATGCTTTTGTTAATGGAATCATGGAAGGAAAAGAGTGGATCTGGAACAATGGTCTGGTCCACGAGTCCAAAATTGAGGATATCAAGAGAAGAATTGATAGTGCTGCGGCACGTCAACTCGATGAAAGAAAAATCTCCGCATTTTCTGATTTCTTGAAAAATCTTTAATCATAAATAATTAGTAGCAATCACAGCAACGTAACCACGAGGAGACACAATGTCTGACAAAATTGAAACAACTCTGGACGAATCGAGCGTAACCGCTGGCGCGAAACCTGCCGACCCCCAAGGTAAACTTGACAATGAAGGCAGTGGTCTCGCTGGTGTTCAAGACCTCGGTGGTCCCACTCCGCAAAACAGCAAGCCCGACGACGAGAGCAATAAGTATCGCGTAGTCGCCAAGAGTGCTTCTGCTCCTACCACTAAACCTTCCGATGCTTCTGGCAACAAGCAGGATTCTATTTCTAAGTCTCCTACTTTTGACCACACCGAGCATGAAGGTGAGGAAGTGATTGCTGAGGAAGAAGAAGTCGAAACTATTGCTATCGACCTCTCCGCTGACGTTGCTGCTCTGACCGAAGGCGAAGACCTGAGCGAAGAGTTCAAGGAGAAGGCTGCTACCATTTTTGAAGCGGCAGTTGTTTCCCGTCTGAACGAAGAACTGGATCGTATCCATGGTGATTACGCCAAGGTTCTTGAAGAAGAAATTGAGACAGTTAAGTCTGAACTCGCTGAGCAAGTGGACGAGTATCTTTCGTTCGCAGTCTCGCAGTGGGCTAAGGACAACACCCTCGCCATTGAGCACGGCATCAAGACCGAGATGGCAGAGAGCGTCCTTGCTGGACTCAAAGAAGTTTTTGTCGAGAATTTCATTGATCTTCCCGACGAAAAAGTTGACTTGGTTGACGAAATGACCGAGCAACTCGATATCATGGAGAAGAAACTCAACGAACAAATCGAGACGAATGTTGATCTTACTAAGGAGATCGGCGGTTATATCAAGAATGGGATTGTGAGCGAACTGAGCGAGGGTCTGTCCCTCTCGCAACGCGAGAAGCTGGCATCTCTTGCTGAGGGAGTTGAGTTTAATGATGAAGAATCCTTCCGTGGGAAGGTACAGACTCTCCGTGAGTCATATTTCTCCACCAAACCCGAAGTGACTACTGTCACCGAGGACGTACAGGTTGAGAACCAGGAAGTTGGCGACACTATGTCTGCCTACGTCCAAGCACTTTCCCGCTGGGCTAAGTGATCTAAGAACAATCCACCTATCCTAAGTAAAAGCAAATGTTCAACTCCGAATCTTTGCAGGAAAAGTGGGCACCCATTCTGGAACACTCCGAACTGAACAACATTTCGGACAAGTATAGAAAGGCTGTCACCTCCATCCTGCTCGAAAACCAAGAAAAGTTCCTCAAAGAGGAAGCAGGTCTCCTGCATGAGGCTGCCCCCACCATGAGTGCTGGTTCTAGCCCCGCTGGTTTCAGTGGCGCTGCTACCGCTACTGGTCCTGTCGCTGGTTTCGACCCCGTACTGATCTCGCTGATCCGTCGCTCGATGCCTAAGCTGATTGCTTATGACATCGCTGGTGTTCAACCGATGACTGGTCCTACTGGACTGATCTTCGCCATGCGCTCCCGCTATGGCACCAACCGCACCGCTGGCACCGAAGCATTCTTCAACGAAGCAGACACCGAGTTCTCTGCTGAGAACGCTGCTAGCAACCTCGGTCGCACCGCTCAGAGCGGCAGCAACCCTGGTCTGCTGAACGATAGCGGCACCTACACTGTCTCTGACGGTATGCCTACCGCTGAGTCGGAAGCTCTGGGTGACGCCGCTGGTAACGCTTTCGCTGAGATGAACTTCTCGATCGAGAAGGTCACCGTGACTGCCAAGTCCCGTGCTCTGAAAGCTGAGTACAGCCTCGAACTCGCCCAAGACCTGAAAGCAGTTCATGGTCTGGACGCTGAGTCCGAGCTCGCCAACATCCTCTCCACTGAGGTTCTTGCCGAGATCAACCGTGAGGTGGTTCGTACCGTATATCGTATCGCCCGCCCTGGTGCTCAGAACAACACCGCTACCGCTGGTATCTTCGACCTGGACGTTGACTCCAATGGTCGTTGGTCGGTTGAGAAGTTCAAAGGTCTGCTCTTCCAAATCGAGCGTGACATGAACGCAATCGGTCATGAGACTCGTCGCGGGAAGGGTAACATCCTGATCTGCTCTGCTGACGTGGCATCTGCCCTGTCGATGGCTGGCGTTCTGGATTACACCCCTGCCCTGAGCGGCAACAGCGGTCTCCTCCCCGACGACAACAGCAGCACCCTTGCTGGTACTCTGAACGGTCGCATCAAGGTCTACGTTGATCCTTATTCCGCTAACGTAAGTGATCGTCACTTCTACGTTGCTGGTTACAAGGGTAGCAGCGCCTATGACGCTGGTCTGTTCTACTGCCCCTATGTGCCCCTGCAAATGGTTCGTGCCGTTGGTCAGGACACCTTCCAGCCCAAGATTGGCTTCAAGACCCGCTACGGCATGGTCGCCAATCCCTTCGCTGAGGGTACTGCCCAAGGCAGCGGTGCTCTTACCGCTAACGCCAACCGCTACTATCGTCGCGTGCTGGTTGACAACCTTATGTGATTTATTCACAAATCAACACAGGGGACCTTCGGGTCCCCTTTTTTTATGTTAAATAGTAGGTATACTTACGTTGTATTATGGCGACTGGACGGGTGACTAAGAACGACATTTTGCATCGAGTCTACAAGATGAAGAGTGAACTCTACGACGGCAAACATAAAGACAAACCAGGACAATGGCATGATGGTGCTCATGATGCCTATAATAGAATCCTGGATTTGCTGCAAGAGTATTCTTCATGAAGGACCTAGATTTCATCGACAACATGCTACCTGGTATGGATGACACCGATCTAAAAAAACTACAAGAACGTGCTCTTCGTATGAAGACAGATATCCTCATGGAGGAACCATGTCCAATCTATGAAGCGGACGCTGATGATTGGGAGGACTTCTGGTATGGAGAAGAATCGTGAACGACGAACAACGCAAAGAGTGTCAGGAGATGATTGATGCTGCCATACGCCGTCACAATCGGAATGCTTCGATTATTAGTATGTGTGTTGGTTGGGTTGTTCTTGCACTTTTTGCTGAGGGTCTTCTTCGACTCGTTGGAGTAATACCGCCACTACTGCCATGGATGGACATAGCATTGAAATAATTGGAATGATCCTGGGACTGACCTTTGCGTGGGCATTTGTTTACCAGGGTCATTCTGTGTCTAGGGGGATACGAGGTTATCGTAATTACCAAAAAGATAACAACGAGTCCCTAAATATAAGGAGAAGAATAGAAGATCTCCTTAAAGATAAGACACATGGCGACTGACTACGAACTTTGGAACAAACAAATCGAAAATAGGAACTTTCTGTCTCCTATTGGATTCAAGATGCTACTGGAACAATTTCCAAAGGTCGTGTACTTCTCACAGTCTGCCAACCTTCCTGGGATTGGTATCAACACAGTAGAGCAAGCAACTCCCCTGGGTCGCCCTCTGCCGTGGGATGCTGCTGGATTGAATTATGAACCATTCACTCTGACGTTCTTGGTCGATGAAGATCTAGAAAACTATTTGATCTTGCACAACTGGATGCGTGGTCTTGCCAGAGGTGAGTCCACCAAGGAAAGATCAGAGTTTGAGAAAGAGTATACCCCTCGCTGTGATGGATCACTTGCTGTGATGAACAGCAACATGCAAACTAACTTCTTTGTGGTATTCAAAGACCTGTTCCCCGTGTCGCTGAATGCTCTTGAATTCAATGCTACAATTGATGGTACAGAGTATGCTACTGCAACAGTAGAGTTTAGGTATTCTGTCTACGAAATTCAAGACATTGATGGCAATCGGAGGAAAGCATTAGAATGACACTAGATGAAATTCGTGACATGTGGAGAGAGGACTGCGTTGTAGACCAGAACGATCTCGACACTGAAAACTTTAAGTGTACAGTCATTCATGAAAAGTATCTGAACATTTGGTCTCACTTCAAACTGATGTTATCAGATGCCGAGGCAAAGAGCAAGATGCTCTACAAGGCAAAGTTTGAATACTACTCAGGTAAGGCACCCGCAAAAGTATACGCCGAGAAACCATTCAATCATAAGGTACTCAAAACTGACATCACTACATACATCTGGGCAGATGAAGAGTGGTTGAAAAATAAACAAAAAATTGACTACCTTGAAACTTGCATAAATTACTTAGAGATGATTCTTAAACAGTGTGCCTCTCGTGGGTTCCAGATTAAGAATTTTATTGATCTGAGGAGACATGGTGATTACTAGCATTAGTAAGAAGAACGAAGTTTACATTAAAGTCAACGCAGAACCGCATGTACATCAAGAACTGAGCGACCACTTCCAATTTGAAGTTCCTCAGGCAAAGTTCATGCCTCAATATCACAAATTCAAATGGGATGGAAAGATCCGCTTGTATTCTCCTGCCACTGGGGAGATATATGCGGGTCTTTTTGACTATGTGTGTGAGTTCCTAGAAGAACGTGGGTACGAATACCAAGTAGAGGATAGTAAGTTTTATGGAAAACCAAATGAATGTGAACTACTCGTATCTCCTGAGGCAGTGGCGGGGTATGTTAGATCACTGGGACTACCTTTCAAGGTCAGAGATTACCAACTACGAGCAATTTATCAGGCACTTAGGTTCAATCGGAGACTTCTACTTTCCCCGACAGGATCAGGAAAGTCTCTGATCATCTATGCTCTGGTGCGTTGGCACCTGGGTCTGGATCGTCGTGTGTTGATTATTGTACCTACTGTATCATTGGTCGAACAGATGTACAAGGACTTC